CCTGAGCGTCATGCGGCTACAATGGAAGCCGTCAAGAAAATGAAGTTCTCAGAGAATTTCGTTCACTTAATGACGACTCCAGTGTGTAAACTTGCACTTGAGAGAGGCGAAACGGTAGTGGACGATGAGGACGGAAGGCTTTTGACTGAGCAATTGTTCTTGGAAGAAAAGGGAAAGTATGTTCGTGTTGGCCTTCCGAACAGCGGTTTACTTGGGTTCAAGAAAGCGGAATCTGGTGAAGGATATGTTTCAATAAACGTTCCCGGCGCGGAATTGAGGCAGGTTCAAAGCGGTCAGGTTGATAGGCTGCAACTGGAGGATGGAAAGTGAGCGAGCTAAATTTGACTACACACACATGGAAACAAGGTCCATGCGTTCGTCGTATCACAGCGTACAATAATGTTTCCGTTGACCACGTAGTTGCATACGCAGTCAGAGATGATGGGAAACTGTGCCAAGAAAGTGAAATGTTTGACGTGTGGGGTCATGAGCAAGATTTACCGAAAGTGGAAGAAATTAAGGAACGCTTACTTTCCCGATTAGAACAACATCTTCAATTGGAGGATGGGTAATGATTGAGCGTACAAAGAGTGGACGCCTAAGCCGAAAAAGGATGGCAGTCAATTGGCCATCTCTACTCGACAAAATCGAGGGTAGCGGCACAGTTGAGGTGCCTAAACCGCCGCATCTGACCATTTTCGAGGTAAGAGATAAGATACTTTCAATGGCCGCGTTCCGTGATCTCGATCTTGACTACATAATCGTCTGTGGTCATCTTTATGTTTGGTAGTAAGTTAAGCGTATTATTCACTTCTATTGGAGGATGGACGATGATGGACCAAAGATTAAGCGGTTCGTTGGGCAGGTTTCTCCAGCGTCGGGCTATTCAGCGCCTCAAGAATCCTCCACCAAGTAATCAACATCCTCCACGGAGTTGGTACTGGAAAGTTAGATTTAAGTTTGCTCTAGGGAAACGCTCACTTGTCATGCGCGGAGGAATATTCGGGTTGGAGATTTATTGGGGAGCATTATCCCCAGTCTGGAATAATGTGAGCATTGACGAGAAGCGGTGGGGGGTAATTTTCTATCCTATCTTTCACATCGCTCCCGGCGCTTCGTTCCGATGCTTTAGATGGTTAAAGACTGAGACTATGGACAACGTGGAGGATTGGGGATGAGTGCAGTAGGCCAAAGTGTTTACGATAAGTTCGTAGTCACGGCAGGATCGTGCCCGTGGGCTAAGTTGGATGAAATTTACTGTCCGCACTGCGGAGAAAAAGGGAAAGTCTATACGAGTTGCGGTAAAAAAGATGGAGATGAATTCCATCAACTGCGCGATACCATAGTGTGTGTTGGATGTACCTACTGGGGTAATCTTCCTAGTGGTCACTGCATCGACAGTCCAAAAACAACGGCTAGTCCGTGGTATATGAAAACAATCGAAGAGTTGAGGGATATAACGACACAGGAGGCGGCATGAGCGGAGTGGTGTATGACCTTGACAAGGTAAGCAACGAGGATTTACTTGATGCTTTCGAGTCCGAAGTAGATGGAGATACGCGCTCCATTTCCAGCGATCCACCGTCTAAGACAAAAGAATACCGCGAAGAATTATTACGCCGACTCAAACCATTTAAAGAGGTTGCTGCTGAATTTCTCCCCTCAAATGACCTAGAAAAGACGAACATCTATCCAGAATGCGATCATCGCGGTCTGGATGGATACTGCGAGCACTGCAAGACTGAATGGGAGTTAAGCGCATGAATAGACGATCATTTTTCAAGTTCTTGGGTATCGGTGCGGCTACGGCTGCGGTGGCTCCGAAGATGCTGGCGGAGAAAACGCCTGAAGTGTATCCAGAGTCAAATGGTGGGCAAATAACCCTCAAGATGCTTCAGGATGCGTATGGGCAGACACTCCTTAATTTTCGAAAAGGTGTCTACGTAAACGTCAGAAATCCATTTGACGCTAAGCTAATTAAAACGGGGCAGGTAGTCTATTGGAAAGAGGAACCAGAGAACGCTCACCAAAAGGTTGCTCAGAGTGCTTATCTCCCTGATGGGACGCCGATCTACACGCTGAATCCATTCGGAATCGCCGCCCACAATATACCTCCCGGCAACTATGGATGGATAATGCTTTCAAATAGACATTTGATGAACCATTTGGTTTGGGACGGAGATAAGGACAAGGCATGAAGTGGATCAACGCAGAAAAGCAACTCCCAAGTGACGACATCCTACGCGCAATAGTATGGCGCAACGACCAGATGGACCGCTGCTGGTTCTCGAAGGGCCAGTGGTACTTGTACGACGGAACGTTTTTTCTGTGCGCGAAGGACATAGTAACGGATGTTTCGCATTGGTGCGAGATAGACTGGTTTACTTCAAAAGAAGTTCCTCTCCACGGCCCCAAGTTCAAGCACAAACTTCTTCACCACTGGTATAAGATCACGGATAGAGCGCAGGATATGGCTTACGATCTACGCCCAAAGGGATGGTCGAAGGCGGCGCAGATGGATAAAAAGGTGGTATTCTTCAAGGACTCCTCTGGTCGGATCATGGCTGGTATGCCTGAGAACATTCCTGCGCCGAAAGGATACGAAAAGATTGTCTGCGGAAGTGCGATGGAGGCTGAACGGTATTCTTCTTTGCAGCGGCGGCAGGAACAGGTTGAGCATCGCTACCAGCAGGAACAAAGGGGAGCGGTAGAGGGGCAATTCGCAGAGGAATTGCGTTCCGAGATGCGGACAAAAATGGCGAACGCAAGGAATAATCTGAATAAAGATTTCATGCGCCGCGCTCTGCAAAGAATGGACGGCAAGACAGACCCAACGGCTTATGAGCGGGAATCGTACCTTCACGCGGAAGCCTACGAAAAAGGACACTAAACCGGGAGAACAAATGATTTACATTGGCAAGCACGTCATGTCTCAGGTTCTATGTACAGACTGCGGAGAACCGATCACGAATTGTATGGACGGAAACAAAAGTTTCTTTATCATCGGTTCCTGCCAGAATAAGGAATGCGATTCCTACGCCGTAAATATGACGATTGAACGGGCGAGTATGCAGATCATAGCGATAGATTTTATCCCTTCATCGTCTGGAGGAAAGAGAATATACGCGGTTGTGGCCGATAAAGACGGGAATCAGGTGTGGCCGAAGGAAAAAGAGTAGACGGTTGAGGATAATTGGTTTAACATTCACTTTAGCCGATACCGAGGTGGGACTCGGAATCTAAAGACGTGACCGGGAGGAAACGGAATGATGGGTGACCTACCTTAGACTTGAAACTCCGGTTGCCAAGCAGACAGAGAGTATTCGTTGGCAGGTTCCGCCTTGGGAAGCTCTTGACTCTGAAAAAATTGCTTGGGTTGACTCGCAGGTAACCGAGGCTGAGGGTTGGCTCTCTGGCCAGCCTAGCTATAAGAATCTAAACGCTAATCTACGTGTTTTCGATGGAATATTTAGAGATAAAACCAAGAGTTCACTCATCACCAATGAGTTAAGATACAGCATCAACAAATTCTGCACGACAATGGCGGAAGTACGTGAGATCGCTGGGTTTAGCTCTGACGTAGAAGTGTACAAGAAGATGGCGGAGATGCTTACAAAGGTCTCGAAATGCGTCTATTTAGAATCAGACTTTCCACTTCAAATTCTCAAGGTTCTGCAATACGCCACCGTCATGGGTGTCGGTTACCTATGGAGCAAAGTTAGAGGCTCTGACTACAATTTTGGGCCACGAGAACTTGTCTTTGACGCGCTAGGGCTATTGGACGTAATGCCTACGCAGGTTCCGTCAAAAACCAATGACGTACAGGATGCTTATTCAGTAACGGTTTACGATTACATGCCTATCGCGGAGGCGTGCGCAAGATTTCCGTTATTTGCAGGACAACTCCAGACGGTCGGACGATCAAATTACAAGTCTCTGATTCAGGCACAGCGTCAGGACTTTGCGGCGACGTGGCGTTATGGGCAAGTGGGAGAAACGCAGAGCCAGAGCTTCGGAAACCTCTACACAGAAATACGATACACATTCGTTCGGGATATTCGGATCAACACATCTGGCATGGAAATGAATATGGGTAATGAAGGAACCTCATGGTTTTACAAGGTTCCATTCTTGGGTCAGGAAATATTCGGCGGGATGAGGAATGGTCAACCTTACATGCGCCCCGCCATGGTTGAGGATTGCAGGATATATCCAAACCTGCGGCTCATCACCACTTCAAATGGACTCGATAGAGTAATGTACGACGGCACCTCGTTCGACTGGGACCCAAAGATTCCAATCATTCAGTACACGGTTGACGATGTAGCTTGGGAGCCGTCAGGACGGTCATTAGTTGGGGATGTAGCTTCTATCCAGACAACGATTAGGAAGCATGAGCGCAAGGTCGATCAGACCATGACCGCAAAGAAGAATCCCCCGATGGGCTACGATCTGGACACCAACGGTGGAGCCAAG